AATTTCAGCAACGAACAATCTGTTGCAAAGTTTAAACGATTACTCGATAAAGTCAGACCAGGGGTTGTGTTCATTGACTCATTGGTTCGTGTTCATAAAGGGAATGAGAATTCTAGTACTGAGATGGCTCAAGTGTTCAATGTAGTTAAGAAGTTAACACGAGAATTCAACTGCTCATTCATATTTGCAGACCACGAGAACAAGGGAGTGTATAACCAAGATCCAGAGCACGAGAAAGATCCGTCCTCAAATGACTTGAGAGGATCTAATGAGAAGGGAGCGTTTGCTGATACGGTGCTGAATCTTAGGAAACAGAAAGGGGATTTATTTCTGTATCATACTAAATCACGATACTGTGAAGCTCAACTTCCTGTCATGGTGAAGATTGAAGATATAGACGAGACAAGAATTGCAGTGAGGAGTTACTAATGAAAAGATCTAAGAAGTTAAAACGTAAACTGGAGGCTAGGATCTATGCCTGGGAAAACTTGGTTTCAAAAGATTCTAATGCTAAGAAAGCATATAAACGACCTGGTAGTGTTAACAAGGGTTAATCTAATGCCAGTCAAGATTTATACAGCAGCAAAGATGACAGGACGAGATCAGAAGGAAATGGTAGACACCGCTAAGAAGAATAAGCGTATCTTTGAAGCTGCTGGTATTGTCGTTCTCGATCCTATTGTTGAAGAGCACGTTAAAGCTGAGAATAAACCTCTTGTTGATAAGCCACTCAATGTTCTTAAAGACTACTGGACACGAGATAAACAAATGATCAGAGAGGCTCATGTGGTGGTTGACACCACTCCGGAGTCTAAGTCAGAAGGTGTGGCTCACGAGATTGGATATGCTCGGTATGCTCTCTGGAAACCAGTGGTTAGGATGTATCCTCCTGATGCTAAGCCTACTAGCTTAATCGCAGTGTTTGAGGATGATCTGATTGTCCATAGCCCTGAAGAGGCTGCTATTCAGATCCAGAAGTATTGGGGAACTTGGGCTAGACGGTTCATGTGGAGAGTTAGCTTGATCAATAGGTGTCTACCAAAATGGATATGGTTCCAACTTAGGGAGTGGAAATAACATGAGACTACTTCACTTCTGGCTTGCTATTGTACAGTTTCTTGGTATGAGCTTCGCTAATATGTTTGAGATTAAGTGGCTATTCTACTGGTGTGCTTTCTGGACGTTCTATGAAGTGTTTGCATACCTGAGACACAGAGACGATAAATAATTTTCTGGTGGTGTGCTAGCTTATCGGTTCTATACCGAGCCACCAGGCCATTTAAGGAGAATTAAAATGCCATATATCAATCCAGTAGATCGCTGTAGAGTGTACATCGAACATCCTCGCACCGCAGGAGAACTGAATTTCTTATTCACTACTCTGATCATTGAATACATAGAGAAAAAGGGTGAGTCTTATCAGACGTACAATGATATCATTGGGGCTTTAGAAGGTTCCAAGTTAGAACTGTACCGTCGTAAGATTGCTCCTTATGAGGATAAGAAAATAATCGACAATGGCGATGTCTACTAGGAGGTGGTATGAACTGTGTATACTGCAAACGAGACACTGATATTGGTCAAGTGTGTAGTGATGGGGATTTTATTTGTAACGATTGCATTAACGAAATGATGGGGGATGACGACGATGAATAAAGATAAGGCAAAACGTATTATTGAAATTGGAAATGAGATCGTTAAACTACAGAAGGAACTGAAAGACTTTGGAGTTGCCTTCACGTTTAATCAATCTCTCTCTGATGCAGTTAGTTTCTGCCAGGGATACTTGCTAGCCAAAGATGAGGAGACTAAGATAGAAGAGGTGGTCAATGTCGAAACAGTTAAAGAATAGTCATCGGGAGTCTAGTATGAGCCAATTCATTATGTGTTCGTGTGGGTATGGGTGGGATAGTTCTGTATCCTTCGGAACTCATGAGTGCAGAATTGTAGGTGGTATTTCATATGGACCAATTGTTGATTCAGACCCTGCTCAAGTGTATGGAACTACGGTTGAAGTTAAGCGAGCTAATTTTGATAAGTTCGCAAATCTAATTAGTGATCAATTCAATCATGGTGGTGCTAAGTACAAACTTCTTGGATTCGATGACAGAGAAGCTACTGATGTTATTTCTTCTGTATTTGGTGGGGAGTCTCAGTTTGATTGGATTCTTGGAACTATGATGAAGTACCTTTTTAGATTCAAGAACTTCCAAAGAGAAAAGGATCTTCTTAAGATTGCAACGTATTGTTACATCTTGTGGCTTAAACAAGGCAACCATATCAAAGGATCACATGACACAGATACTACAAAATAGTTGGGGAGTTCATAAACACGGTGCAAACCTTGTTATTGATTATACCCCTTCAGGTATAAATCCTGCTCTTCCATTATATTTAGATGTGGAAACAAACGAGAAAGATGCGTTTGTTGGGATAGGCTATACCCAAACGGGTATAGAGATTTATTATACTACTGACTTGTCTACCATGTGTAGACATATTAACGATTATTTAAACCAGAAAGGTGTTGGTTTGATTGGACATAACCTAAAGTTTGATGCTAAGCTTTTACTAAAATGGGGTGTTTCACTCACGAGTGAAAGTTTAAGAGACGATACGCAACTTATGAGTTATGTCATTAACTCTACGAAAGATACTCACGCTCTTAAAGAACTAGGGAAATCACTCGGATTCATCTGGCCTACATACAAAGATATTGTTGGATCAGGGCGTAAGAAACTCACACTCGATAAACAACCTATTGAGTTAGTGGCTGCGTATTGTGGTATGGACGTGTTTGTGACATACCAATTGTATCATAGTTTGAAGCGTAAAATGGACGCATTCGCTTCACGTATCTACAATCAAATTGAGATGCCCTTAATGCGTATTCTATTTGAAATGGAGCTGGCAGGTGTATTGATTGATGTGGACCGAGTTACCATACTAGATAGCCAATTCAAGACTCTGTTAGGTAACTTACAAGACAAGATGTACCATCATGCTAAAAAGGAGTTTAACCCTAACTCAAATGCACAGACTGCTGAAATCCTAGAATCTCGTGGAATCGTCCTCCCTTTAACTGAGAAGGGAAACAAGAAGGTTGATAAATTTGTTTTGGAGCAGTTTAAAGATGATGAAATCGTAAAGCTTTTACTGGAGTATAACAAGATAGAAAAGCTCTATAGCACGTATACACAGGGTCTGTTAAAGCTGGATTCTCTTCCAAAGGTGTACACAACGTATAATCAGATTACCACTAAGAGTGGTGCTAATGACTCAGAAAGAGGTATTTCAACTGGACGGTTATCGAGTAGTGGTCCTAACCTCCAGCAGATACCAACAAGAACTAAAGAAGGGGAGATGCTTAGGGAGATATTCATCCCACAAGCTGAGCATACTCTAATTGATGCAGACTACAGTCAGATTGAGTATCGGCTGTTGGCACACTTCACTAAAGAGCCTATTCTGCTAAAGGCTTTTATGGAGAATAAGGATGTTCATGAAGAGACGGGAAAAGCCCTTGGAGTGGATCGTGATACAGGAAAGACGCTTAACTTTGCTGCCATCTATGGTGCTCAATCTAAAAAGATTGCTAAGACTGCCAAGTGTACTGTTGAGCAAGCTCAGGGTTTTCTTGACAAGTATTGGAAGGTACTCCCAAGAGTAATGTCTTGGATCAATAGAGTGAAGTATGAAGCTAGACAGAAGAAGGGTATCTTCACTTTACAGAAACGCTGGATACCTATTCCAGAAATCACCTCACAGAACCCATATGAGCGTATGCACTGGGAGAGAGTTGCAGTGAACTACACCATACAAGGTTCTGCTGCTGAGGTAATGAAGTTGGCTATGATTGAGATTCGTAAGAAAGGATTGTTACCATTACTGACAGTCCATGATGAGCTGCTGTTTGAATGTCCATTTGATATGAAGGATGTGTATGCTCACGTTGTTAAATCTACAATGGAGTCAGTCGTACGTATTGACGTACCACTCATA